GGGAAATTTCGCATCCTGGTTCCCGCCAACACCGCCTTACCCACACTCGAGTACAGCACCACCTACAAGCGGCGGACCCGTAGCGGTACCATCTTCAGCACCTCCGACCTATGGATTGAAGAACGCAATATCACACTATGGGACAAAGGCAACGCCCAAATCACGCTGGACACCGGCCACGACTACCCGCCCTCCGTCATAGCCAAAATGATACACGACCTCAAATTGAAACTCGCGGAGACACCCACCACGCCAGCCAACGACGTAGACCAGAACGCACAAGTATTCGACGCCGACGACGCCGACATGACAGGATTCCCATTCTAACATGACCAGGCCCGACACACTTTTAATACGTTCGACCACCAAGCCCTTTGGCGTAGGCCAACGCACCCATTCACTACACATCGAACGCGGAACCAAACTACACATTTTCCATGGACTGGAAATAACCCTAATGATTGAAAAGGATTTTAACCAAACATGGTTTTCACTTGCTACCCAACCCACCGAGCAGGACTAAACACCATCCGGATAGCCGCCGCCATGGCACGACGCGGTACACGATGGACCGTCACCGTACCGGACGCATTCTACGACGCCCTATGCATGAGCGAAGCCTACCGCATACGCGAGCGATACAGGCAACACGGCATACACACCTCTACCTTCGTTAAATCAGGACACCACACGGCCCCCCAGGCCCTCACACTCGCCCCGCACAAACGCCCAACCGCCCTCCGCCCCAACATCGCACCACCCGCCGACGATGAAACAGGGAGAAAATCCACATGACAGGTGGCGAAGACACAGCCAGCTACGCAATCTACGCCGACTACCCGGACTTATACTGGGAACTGCTAACCGCTAACTTAACACACGCAAAGCTACAAGCACAGCACAGCGAAACCGGCCTAGCCCCCTTTGCCATCACCGACACCATGATCGCCGAAATCCACTCACGTGGCTGCAAAATGGGAAACGCCGTAAAAGGTCCAGGCTTCGAATGGCGACTTGACTTCAACGGCATTCACCTCAACCTCGCCAACCGCCAGCACCCACACCCCACAATACCGAACATCTATTTAACCATCGGCAGCTTACCCTTAATGCAACACGGAATAGAACATTGCTGGCAACTATCAGAAACAATCCTACAGACACTAGGAGCGAGGAACCGAACCAACAAAATCAGCCGAATTGACATGGCCGCAGACATACCAGACCTGGACACCGCCACACTACAAGACTTGTTCGCAACCGGCCTATACATATGCCGAGCCAGAAAAGCAACCCTCCGTTCACAGCAGAACGACCACGTCCAGGAAACACAGCACTACGACGGACGCAAGAAAACAGGATTCACCATCGGTACCGGCCCCATCCTTCTGCGAGTTTACGACAAGCTTACCGAAAGTAAACACCAGCCAGCCAAACTAGCCGCACTCCGCCAAAACCGATGGAACGGCCAAACCCCCACACACGCCACCCGCGTAGAGTACCAACTCCGCCGAGAAGCCCTCAGGACTTGCCGCATAGCAGACCACGCCCAGTACATGGAGAAACGCGCGCAACTAGCCGCATACCTAACCGGCGAATGGTTTACCATGCTGGACCACCGCCAGAACAACAACCGCCACACCGACAGGAAAGTACCCCATGCCGCCTGGCAAACCGTGACCGCCGCATTCACCGCCTGGACAGCACCCGCCGACCCATTGCAGCGCACCCACAAAGCCCCCAGGCCCCTACCGCTTGCACTAATACGGCAAGCCCAAGGCTGTTTGGCCACCGCCGCAGCACTTGCACTCACGGACGACGACGCACGCAAACTCCGCCACTACCTAAAAGGCATAGCCAACTTAATCCAGCCCAACGCCGACACCATCAGCAAGAAACGAGCCACCCTAATATGCCAAGGAAAAGCACCCGACCAGACCAAAACCCCGGCACGCCAATTCTATGGAGTACACCCATGAATAGGCACACGGCCCCACTCCGACCCCGAACCGCGAGCCAATCCACACAAACACTTAAGGTTTTGGCCCAACTAGCCACACTCACCACCCTACTGGCATGCACCGCCGCACAAGCAGAACCACCCACCGGATTCCCATACACGGCAAGCGGAAACTTCGTCAACGCAAACGGACAATCCAGGCCAATAACGCTCACATGGGTAGACATACCCAATTGGACTTTCCCCGGCGAATACTACCCCTCGGTACCACTCGCCCAGGCAATCCTACCAAACACCACATGGGGATATGCATCAAACAACACCTATTACGGCAACATGCGATACGGCAACCCGCCCTACTACCTCACCGGCAACGATGGGACCATCATCGAATTAACCAAATTCGACTATGGAATAGGAACACAGATAAAGCCCACCATCATATGCATAGCCACCGGATTCACATACGGCATACTAATATGGCTCACACTATCCCTATTAGAATGGCTTATCCACAACATCAAAGACCACTTCCTAAACCCCCTATTGAAAGAATTCTAACATGATCGAAACCCTCACATGGACATTGCAACAATACAACGAACTAGGTCTAAGCACCCTTTGGCTATTTGTAGGCATGGCCATACTATCCGCCAGCATAATCCTGATTCTCGACATAATCCTACACGCACTATCCTATTGGACAGCCGAACCACTCACACACCCGACACAATACCCCAGGCCATGCCCCGAAGGACACAGGTGCATCAGTAACAACCCTTGCCCCACCACATGCCCTTTTATGCCGCTTGAGCGGCAACCGAACAGTGGAGCGGTACAAACTCCACCTAAGTCTTCAAATGGAGAAAACACCATGAAGACCATCAGCAAGTACGCGAGTGTGCTGACAGCGGCGATCATCGCCCTCAGCACCGGACTGGCAAAAGCCGACGCATTCACCTTGAACGGCACCGGCCTTGACCCCAACGTCGTGGCCACCAACGTCACCACGCAAATGGGTGGATACGTCCCCATGATTATCACAATCGTGGTAGGCCTGTCCGTACTCGTTTGGGTAGTGCACCTGGTCCTGCGACGGGGAAGCTCCGTCGCCCGCTAGTACCCACCACTGGCCGCAGGGAGCAGGGGCGGAGAAATTCCCAGCCGCCCCTGCACCTTATGCCCACTGGCCGACTACTACTAACCATCATCACACTCGCCCTCATGGGACTAGCACAGGCTTTTATCCTTGCGGAACGCATGGACCTGGGCATCACCCACGAAAACGAGCGGCTCCTACTTCGAAAGGCAGACTATGACCTACCGCTTACTAGCCTTACTGGCATTATTGACGACGCTTGCACCAACCGCTCAAGCCAACTCGACAACACAACCCGCCGTTAACCTTGGATTCCCAACACTCGGCATCCCGCCCCAGGACATACGAATACCGACAAACGGACTATCCACACAGACCGCCAACGCCAACGGCACCGGCACACTCGCAACCGGCCTGGACGAACAAGCCAATATGACAGGCCCCTACGAAATCCTATTCTTCACATTCCCAGCACACCCGCCATTCATAAGCGAAATGATAACCATCGACTCCACATATTGCGGCGGACACGCCACACTACAATTCAACTGGGACCACACCACCGGCCTATGGTCCTATGACCCCGACGAAAGCACATTCTCAACGCAAAACGGCACCCCTTATATCTATACCCCCAGCCCCGGTGATTTCAACGGCACAGACCTAAGCCCAAACAGCCAAGGATACCAGACACCCGAACCCGGCACCCTCATATTCACATTAGGGGGTATGCTGGCATTCGTCGGCCCCTTTTGCCAAACGACGCTAGTTATTCTCGGCACCTGGATTGCCATCCTACTCACCATCCTTACAGGATTCACCATCGCCAAGGCAATCACCAACGCCTACCACGGAGCAGCCAAACAATGAACACAATCACAGACATTGACCCCACGTATGTATTTGAACTGGCAGGAGCCATCCTAGCCATATGGGTATGCATGTTTCTCGGCGGAAGAAAGGCATTCAGATGACCATCAAACAACACAAACGAAGGATACAGCATACATCTTACGCCCCGGCCAACAAACGCCAACAGCAAATATTAAGAGACTTGCTGGACGCCCAAACAAGATACGACCACCGCGATTTGGGGGAGCCTTTTGGTGGCCAAAAGACCCCCCCAAGCCCCCCCAAAAGCCTGTTGTCCGCTGCCAGGACACAACAAAGAAAATTCACGGGAGAAGGCTCCTCCGAAGACCGCAATCCCACCACCGCGACACGGCAAATCCCGCAAACGCACACAACCGCCCTACTGGCGATAATCGCCCTATTGGCACTCGCCACCCCCACCGCCCAGGCGGAAATCGTAATGAACGACATTCAAAGCCCATGCCACCTCCTAGTACAAGCTAATTCACAACAAAGCGTATTCCCCGGGTACACCGGCGACCCCGCCGAAATCACCAAATGGCTGGAAACCATGAGCGGCGGAATTGCAATCGGCACCGTCGGCGGAACCCCCTACTACGTGTGCGGACAATGGACCGGCAGCTCCGCATTCTCCGGAACCTCTTGTTTATCCAACGGACAACTATTTGTCCCAAGCCCCACCGCACAAACCATCCCAGTAGGCAACAACAGCAACTTCAGCCTAACCCTAATGGGAACCGACCCCCAAGGCGAACTCATTTGGATGCTACTCATGGACTACCCCACCCTACAAAGCCCTTGGCAAGCCGGACACTGGATAATATTCCTAGTCGGCGGACAAATCACCGACGGAGTACTAAGCGGCACCGCAATCAAATACGCCCCCGGAAACAACGATACACCCGACGTACAAGCATTCTTTGGAAGCGGAGCATGGAATACAACAAGCCAACCGACATGGGGGAACGCCACCACACAACCGGACCAGCTAATCAATGAAGACAACTGGGAGTCTAAGATACAAGAAACACTCATTAATGGACCGGACGACGGTAACGGCAATAAAGGCTGGGCAGACTGGACTAAGCAAAAAATAGCCACCCATCCAAATCTAGCGAAATACGCAGCACCAATACTAACATTATACAACACAGCAACAAGCCAACCAAGTACACCAGGAACAGCAGCACAATGGGACGCATGGGAAACACAAGTAGGCTGGCAGACTAACACTCAGGCCAACGGCATAGCTTTTAACGGACAAGGTCCACAAAACGCGGAAATACGACCCGGCCCATGGAGCGGACCACAGAACGACGGAAAATACAACTTTATCGGCAACACAAGCCAAGGCGGAAACGGAGCCATATACGGACTCGTTAACGAATTTTGCCTAGGCCTAGAATGGATAACGTCCAACGCCCCCACAGCCTTTGAAATCATCCGACTAGCCAGCAGCGGCCTGATGATATGGTATTTCCTCGGATGGGCCTTTAAAACCATCCTATGGGGATTGGGAGTACTCGGACGCGACCCCGACCTAATCGGATTCCTTAAAGCCGACGGAGACGCCGAAGACGGACGCCCCCAAACCGCCCGAGAGTATGAACGCGGATTCCTGGACGCCGACGAAGCCCGCGAGAAACTCCATTACGAAAACCGCAGGCCCCCCGCATTACACACCAGACAATACGACGACTTCCACACTTCCAACCACCCTGAATACGACTGGACGGACCAACAATGAAAACCATCTTTACCGCTATCATATGGGCAGTACTCGCTCTCCTATTCGCATCCGCAGGCGTACTGAACACCATTTGCAGCTTCGTGCTTGACCTACTCGAAGGCTTAGTAGGCATCCTAATTCAAACCCTTGATCCCGTTTTCGGAAGCCACTTAGGAGACATGGCCAACCTACTCGCAAGCACCTGGATAACGACTATCGTCGTTTTCGCCACCTGGATTATCGACCAATTCACGAGCGTACAATTGGCCCTCACTTTATTAAACCTGGAATTCCTGATTCTCATTGTAGCAATCATAATCAAATATATTCTAGTTATCAAAGCCTGGATATGGGCCGCACGATGATAATCCGAATAATCGCAAATAAGGGTACAGAATTGCCCCCAATATCCCAAATGATGATACCCCCTAAAACGCACCACGATGCCCCACAATCAACGCCACTGTACGGACGCCCTACCGCCCCACGTTTCCAGATTCATACGGTTTTCCGCCGAAAAATCGCACTCCTCAATTCTACCGCATTGCGATCCTGGACGATTTTCAGCCATTCACCCCACCCCACCGCACAAATCAACATGGAGTACGATTATGCTTAGATGCGTCCTAGGCAAAAAAGGGAGCGGAAAATCCCTTTACCTGCTATGGAATATTGAACGATTCCTTAAAGCCGGTTGGCCAGTCGCGACCAACATCCAACTCACCGACGCTTGCCCATTCAAAAACAACGTACTACTCCTGGATGGACCGGACGACCGATACCCCATCCTCAAAAAGACCCGCGACCCCCGCACCGGCAAACCCAACGGATTCCGCGCATTCTGGCAGTACATGCCGAAATACTGGGCCATCGTTATACAGGAATTCGATAAATATTTCGATTGTAACAAATTCGGCGAAATGGACGAAGAATGCCAACAGTATTTTACCCAACTCCGCAAATTACACCATGAAATCATCATCGACACCCAATGCATTGAGAATGTATACGTCAGAGTACGCAGACAAATCGACACCTTTGTAGTATGCGAAAACACCCGCCGCAGCAACCGATGGATGAACACATTTTTCCCAGTCGAATTCTCGCGCTTTGTCCGATCAGAATTCAACTTCATAAAACTACGCCCACAAGACCACATGTCCGATGGACACTTCACATACAAGGAAGCACAACGATTATTCCCATGGTATGACACGGAACAAATCACCGGAGACATAGCCCAATACTACCGCCCCACGCCACCGACCCCACCACAGGAGACAGCCCATGAAGCCCCCCGCAGTATCACTCGAAACACTGGAAGCAGCAAGAACACTGTACAAACAGGAAGGAGACCTACCACCCACCGACGTACCATTCTCCGAACGATGGGGAAAACGATTCAAATTCTATTTTGTCGCATTCCTTTTGTTCGCCACCTTTGTAGGCGCAGGATATTGGCTCTACCACAAATTCACCACCATCACCGACCCGCCGACCACGACACAGACCCCGCCCCCCGGTCAACACCCAATTCCACTAGCCCCGCCGACGATACCCCTACCGACGACACGACCCACAGCACAGTATGACAACCAAACCCAACTACTATGGATTTGCGGCACAGCCGCAGGAGTACAACACAATGCGAACTACTACCAACTTGATCGCGACCACACTATTGACGGCCTGCGCCTTATTGACACCGACGGCTTGCATGGCACCGCCACCATATCACGCAACGGAAAACTTACCACGATTATCTGTACCGGCAGACTACCAGGGACCAGCCAAAATGGCCGGACAAATCCCACTGGAAACCCTACTAAAACAACTCCAGGTCCAACACCTCCTAATGGACTGGCCCAGCAAGCCCGAAACCTATTCGGTCTCGGTGGTAATTAATCCAGGAGACACGCTCTACCAAGTAATACAAGCCATCGAAGTCACCCAAGCCTGGACGTACGACTTTGAACGCCATAAATTCTACAACGCCACCGCCACCCACCTACAGGATTCCCCCAGCCCGAGCGGCCAAGCCCTAGCCCCCACCCCAGTCCGCCTATCACCTCGCGGAATGCTATGTGTAAGTATACGATTCACCACCGGCGATGCTACCATCGACAAAACGCAAATCGGCGCATCCGCCCAAATGATGCAACTTGACGCCACGGTCCCAGCAGGAGTCAATAGCACTTGGCAAAGCACCAGCAATCGTGCCTACACAAACGGAATTCAGAACAGCCAAACCGGAGTCACCGTTAACACAACAACGAACACCGTATCCGCTGGACTCACCTATCAAGGAATTGCCGCCACCATACCCGGAATGATGATGCGGATTAACGGAACCCTAACAGTATCCAGCTTCACAGGCATAACCGGACTGGACACCAACAACATAACAGTGCCCATTGATGTCGACGCCCCACGATGCGAATGGATACCCATATTCCGATTTATCACCCTGGACGCCAACGCAGCACTCATTTTTAAACGCCTAGGACTTTCACTCGGAGCGGGAGCCAGCATCGTAACCGTCAGTGTAAAAGTACAATGAACGTAATACCATTAACCGACCCAGGAACCGCCCTAATCCTAATCATAGTCTCCGCCATATGCATAACAACATGGATTATATTCCACAAGCTAACCTAACCTCTACCTAACTACTTGGCACATTGCGGGGGGTATGTTATTAGGGTATACCCCCCGCCGCCAACCCCGCAAGCGGGGGCCCCGGCGGCGGAGAAGCAACACACCCCCACAATTTAATTCTATTTTCTTCTTGACAACACAACAGGTAGTATCCTATAAGCAAAAACACTACAGGTAGACGCGAACGCCTACCGACCACAACCCAACAGGAGTAACACAAATGGCCGCATGGAAAGTCCAATGCATGGAAGCACACCACCCCACCAATCCCGCGAGCAGCTTCAAAGGCGCA